GAGAAGAACGACAATGTTCTAGTAGATAACACTAGACCGCTAATGAAAGCCTTTAAATACGGTAATAGCTTAATAGCCTTTGACCACGGACATAAGATGAAGGCAGAGAAAGCTGTACAAACATTACCACAAAGGTTTAAACATTTATGGAGTAGTGTTGATTATGTAGAGTTACACAGAGGACATCTGCACGGAGTACACCACAATAGAGTTGGTGCAACAAAAGAGTTAAGTGGTATAACAGTAAGAAACTTAGGCAGTATGTGTGCAACAGACCAATGGCATGATGATAAAGGATATGTAGGTAATGTTAAAAGGGCACATGGTTTTGTTTGGAGTAAAACAAATGGACTACAAGCAGAGTTATATTACAATGTACC